GACGGCATGAGCATCGACGGCGAGGACCTGTGACCCTCTCCCTGGTCCGCGACGAGCACCCCGGCTACGAGTTCCTCGGCACCCCTGAGTACGGCACCGGGGAGTGGCACACCAGCCGTTCGCTCAAGTTGGGCGGGTCCGAGATTGCCGCCGTCCTCGGACTCAGCGAGTACGCCTCGTACTATTCCGTGTTCTGCCGCAAGATGGGCATCGACATCGGGGACAAGGACTCGCCGGCCGCCGAGTGGGGGCGCCGGTCCGAGCCGTCGATCATGGACCGGTTCGAGGAAGACCACCCGGAGCTGAACCTGCACCGATCCCCCGGCAGGTACATCCGCAAGGACCGGCGCTGGCAACTCGCATCCCCGGACGGGATCGTCGGACAGGACGGCTTCAACGTCGGCGTGTTCGAGGCCAAGACAGCCATGTACGCGGACGGCTGGGGGAGGCCCGGCACCTTTCACGTCCCGCCCGGCTACCGGGCACAGGTGCTCTGGTACCTCGACGTCCTCGGCCTGCGCCGCGCGTGGCTGTCCGTCCGCATCGGGTCATGCGACTACCGCGAGTTCTACCTAGATCTCGACACCGACCAGGAGGCGGCCGAAGACCTCGCGTTGCTGCTGGAGCGCGGGAGTGCGTTCATCGACCGGCTCAAGGCGGGTGACTGGCCTGAGCCGGGAGACGGGTCCGACGCCACCTACCAGGCTGTGCGGCACGTCCACCCCGACATCGAGGACGCAGAGGTCGAGGTCGACGGCGAACTGGTCGGGGAGTACCTGGACGCCGAGATCGAACTGGCGGAAGCCGAGCGCAGGTTCACCGCTGCCCGGTCCCGCGTCCTCGACGCGATGGGCACCGCCAAGCACGCCGTCATGGCCGAGGACGAGCGCCGGCAGAGGTTCGCCTACCGGACCGCCAGACGCCAGGCGGACGGCTCCCCCGGGGTGCCGTATCTCCAGACCAACAAGAAGACCAAGAGCCGACTCACGATCCAGGAAGCAGGAGAGCAGTGAACCGAGGGCAGATCAAAGAGGCTCGGAGGGCCGCTGAGCGGTTCGCCGCGCTGTGCATTGCGGCCGATGACGAGTTGCGAGCGATGGACTCCAACACCTACATCGGCGGCACCAAGACCTCCGGCGCGCTCCGTCGTGCGTCGCTGGACCTAACCAGGGCATTGGCCGAAATGAGGAAGTCATGACCGAGATGGGAAGCGCCGTCGCACGGCAGGAGGAGCGGGCCGCAGCCAAGCGGGACAGCGTGGAGACGTTCCTCAGGCGCCTGGCGCCGGAGATGCAGCGGGCGATGCCGTCCACGATGAACGGCGACCGGGTGGCGCGGATCGCGCTCACGCTGGTCCGCCAGTCCGACCTGGCCAACGGGTCCGCGCGGCTGTCCGAATGCACACCGGAGTCCTTCGCCGCCGCGCTGATGACCAGCGTCGCCCTCGGCCTTGAGCCGGGGATCAACGGTGAGTCCTACCTGATCCCCTACCGGGACCGCAGGAACAACATCACGGAATGCACCTTGCAGATCGGCTACCAGGGGATGCAGAAGCTCGCCTGGCAGTCCCCGGTCATGCAGGGCCTCGGGAGCGGGTTCGTGTGGCCCGAGGACGATTTCGACTACGACCTGGGGATGGACACCTACCTCAAGCACAAGCCCGCCAAGAGTGTCGCGCGGAAGCCTGACGCCTGGCCAGACCTGTTCTACGCCTGGGCCACCCTCAAGACCGGCGGCCGGCACATCGTCGTCCTCGACCGGGAGGAGGTGCGGAAGTTGCGGCAGGGCAAGGAAGGCCCCGACCCCCGGTTCAAGGGCGGCGACCCTCAGCACTGGATGGACCGGAAGACCTGCGTGAAGCAGCTTCTCAAGCCGCTGCCGAAGTCCGTCGAGGCGTACTGGGCGACTCAGGTGGACGAGCAGACCGGGACTCAGCTTTTCGCCCAGCAGGTACCCGCGCAGATCGCGGAGCAGGTCGAGACGGTGGAGGCACCCCCAGAGCGGCCGGCGCTCGGGCAGGCTGACCCCGACCCCGGCCCGTTGACCCCGGAGCGGGAGCGGGAGCAGTACGCCACCGCAGAAGAGGCCGCCACCAAGCCCGACCCGTGGGCGGTGCAGGAATGAGTTACGAGAGCGCGCCGTTCTGGTGGATCGTCTGCGACGAACCGGAGTGCGGAGCCAAGAGCACCGAGGGTAGCGACTACTCCGCTTGGGGCGACCAAGGCGGCGCCAGGGATGAGGCGTTAGACAGCGACTGGATAGAGGCCAAGGATGGCGACTTGTTCTTCTGCAGCCTCCACCGAGACCGAGTGTGCGGCGAGTGCGAGAGGCACGTTCCCGGCGGAGTCCCGGAAGACTACGACGGCATGTGCGGCGAGTGCTGGGCCGAGGATGCCAAGCAGAACCACGGGCGGAAGTCGTGACCGGCTGGCACTACGGCCCGATGCTCGGGTTCGACATCGAGAGCACCGGCACCGACGTCGAGCAGGACCGCATCGTCACCGCCGCCTTGGTCTGGGTCCACGGCCCGAAGGTGGAGCTGCAGTCGTGGCTGATCAACCCCGGGGTCCCGATCCCGGAGGGGGCGACCGCGATTCACGGGATCACCGACGAGATGGCAGCGGAGGGCGACAGCCCTGCCGACGTGCTGCCGATCATCGCGGCGGCCATCATGGACTACCTGGACCAGCAATTGCCCGTGGTGGCGTTCAATGCATGCTTCGACCTGACCATGCTGGACCGAGAACTGCGGCGCCACATGGCCGGATCGGTTGAGCCCGCCGGTTATGCCCTGATGGACCCGGCTGACGTCCGGCCCGTCATCGACCCGTTCGTCATCGACCGCGCGCTGGACAAGTACCGGAAGGGCAAGCGGACTTTGGACGTGATGTGCAAGCACTACCGGGTGCCGTTCGAGGGTGAGGGGCACACCGCCGACGCGGACGCGTTCGCCACCCTCCGGCTCGCCTGGCGACTCGCGGAGGTGTGGAACCTCGGGGACATGGACCTGGCCGAACTCACTGACAAGCAAGCCGGGTGGCACCGCGAACGCCAGGAAGACTACGCCGCCTACCTCCGCCGCGAGGGCAAGGACGATTCGGAGGTGAACGCGTCATGGCCGATCATCCCGAGGCCGCACCTCGTCTCCAGGTGATCATCGACCGCGACGCCGAGGGGCGGTGGCGGTGGAAGTTCGGCGGTAAGCGCTGCGAGGCCGGTCCGTGGGTCCGGATCGAGTCGGCCGTGGCCAACCTGGAAGAAGTGCTAGGCGTCCAGACCGAGTGGGTCAAGTTCAAGCCCGGGCAGCGACGGCTGATCGTCATCGGGCGACCCGTCGACGTGACGATCCAGCGGTGAGTTACAAACTCTAGGCCTGCGGGGTGCCATCCGGTTACAAAGTGTGTAGAGTGTCCGACATGACGAAAGCGAGCGAAACGTGAACCGACAGACCCTCCCGGGCATGATCCGGGACCTGCTGACCACTGGCGACCTGGACTCGCGGGTCGAGAACCTTAACTGGCTCCGCGAGGTCGTGGCTGAGCACTCCCCGTTCTCCTCCGAGCCGGTCGACTTCGTCCGGTGGGTCAAGTCCGAGACCGTCCACGCGAACTCCTACAACCCCAACAGCGTCGCCCCACCCGAGATGGAACTACTGCGGCTCTCCATCGCAGCGGACGGCTACACGCAGCCCATCGTCAGCATGCCCGACGACCAGGGGTACGAAGTGGTCGACGGCTTCCACCGTCACCGCGTCGGCAAAGAGTCGGCCGACATCCAGGCCCGTATCCACGGCTACCTACCCGTGGTCGCCATCCGCGCTGACCGGACCGACAAGAGCGACCGCATCGCCTCGACCATCCGGCACAACCGAGCCCGAGGTAAGCACAGGGTCAACGCCATGACGGACATCGTGGTCGAGCTCAAGGGCCGGCACTGGACGGACGAGCGGATCGGCAAGGAACTCGGGATGGAGCCCGATGAGGTTCTCCGGCTCTGTCAGGTCGCCGGGCTCGCGGAGCTGTTCGCGGACGACGACTTCTCCGCGTCATGGGATGTCGCCGGCACCGACGACGACTTCGAGGCGTACGACCCCGAGATGACGGCCGAAGGCAAGCAGAGCGACCGCATCTACCACACCTGGGACAAGTGGGAGGCGTTCACGGCCGGCTTCTTCAATACCACGCCGCCCAGCAAGGACTTGAGCGCCGACGACTGCAAAGCGATGTACGCGGACTTCTTGCGCGACCTTCCCCGGTTCCGCACTGCGATGGACGGGGTGCTGCGCGACTGGCCCAACTCCACCGAGCACAACCTGACGAACGACCGCATGAACCGGATCGCATGGCTCGGCCAGGCCGCCATGTGCTACGACACCGGAGTGCCTGCGGCGTTCTGCAACGGGTACGCGCTCCTCACGCCGGCCGAGCAGGAAGCCGCCGACCTAGCCGCGTTCGAGAAACTGAACGTCTACCTCTCCAGCGCCGGCCGGCCCACCATCGCCACGCTGCAAGACGCGGGCCGCCGGACCCAACCGGAGCTGTACTGACATGGACGACCGCAAGCGGTACCACCCCACCAAATCCGTGCTCGTGGCAGCGCGAGAGCGCATCGCCTGGACGTTCGATGAGTTCGAGAAGGTCTACGTCTCGTTCTCCGCCGGCAAGGACTCCACCGTCATGCTGCACCTCGTGATGGCGGAGGCGATCAAACGTGGCCGCAGGGTGGGCGTGCTCATCATCGACCTGGAGGCGCAGTACCAGGCCACCGTCGACAACATGCGCGACTGCGTCAACCTCTACCGGGACCACATCGACCTGCACTGGGTCTGCCTACCGATCAACCTCCGCAACGCAGTCACGAACTTCGAGCCGCAGTGGACGTGCTGGGACCCCGACCAAGAGGAGAAGTGGGTCCGACCCATTCCGCCCGAGGCAACCACCCACTACGACTGGTTCGTAGACCGGATGGAGTTCGAGGAGTTCATGGTCGAGTGGGGCCGCCGCTACGGAGAGGGGAAGCGTACAGCGGCCATGATCGGCATCCGGGCCGACGAGTCCCTACACCGACTCGGCACCATCGTCCGCTGGGAGAACAAGCCGATGTGGAAGGGGCGCAGGTTCACCACCGGGACCGGCGGCAACGTCTACAACGTCTACCCGATCTACGACTGGCGCACGGAGGACATCTGGAGATACCACGCCCGCTTCCCGGAGCTGCCGCACAACGTGATCTACGACCTCATGCACAAAGCCGGGGTACCCCTGTCCAAGCAACGCCTATGCCAGCCCTACGGGGACGACCAACGCCAGGGCCTCTGGCTGTTCCACCTCCTAGAGCCGGAGACGTGGAACCTGATCGTGACTCGGGTCAACGGCGCCAACACGGGAGCGCTGTACGTTCAGGAGAGCGGCAACATCGCCGGCTACGGCAAGGTGACCCTCCCGGCCGGGCACACCTGGAAGTCCTACACGAACCTCCTCTTGGCTTCCTTGCCGAAGCAGAACCGGGATCACTTCATCCGCCGCTTCCAGTCGTTCATCAAGGGATGGCAGGGGCGGGGGTACTCCGAGATCCCGGACTCGGTGCCTCAGGTGCTGGAGTCGGCCCAGTGGGCTCCCTCGTGGCGACGGATGGCCAAGTGCCTGCTGAGGAATGACCACTGGTGCAAGACGCTGGGCCAGGCGCAGCCGAAGTCTGAGGCGTGGCTGGAGTTCAAAGCGATCCGGGTTGCCCGGAAGGAACGCGAAGCGCTGGAGGCATCTGCCGCAGTCGAGGCGACTCGGGACCTCATGACCGTTGACGCCGAGGACATCGGCCTGCTCGCTGAGGTGGCGGCGTGACCTGCGAGCACCTGGCCGGCAACCGAGTCTGCGGGTCCATCTCCGGCGTACGGGCCTACGTCACGGGCCTCTGCTGCCCGGACCACACCCCTGCCGCAGTCGCCGGCAGGACCGACTACCTGCCCGACCCCGCCGCGACCCTGGACGCACTGCGCGAGCGCGCTGGGCAAACCTGGTCGCTGCACGTCCAGCAGCACCGAGGGAGGAACGTCCGATGAAGTTCACCGGCAGCAGGACCGAGCTCGCCAACGCGGCCAAGTGGGTCTCGCGCGCCATACCCCGCAACCCACCAGTGCCGATCCTCGCGGGCATGGTTCTGGAAGCCACAGACGGCGGCCTGAGGCTCTCGGCGTTCGACTACGACCTAGCGCTCACCGCTACCGTGGAAGGCGTCACAGAGGCCCTGGGAAGGGCGCTGGTGCCCGGCCCGACGCTGGCCGCGTTCCTGTCGGCGGCGCGGGGGAAGGATGCCGAACTCGCCGTGGAAGACGACCTGACCGTCCGCTCCGGTTCCGCGTCCTCGGTGCTCCGCACCCTCAACCTGGACGACTATCCCGACCTGCCCGCTGCGGGATCGGGTGTGTCGCTGGGCGAGATGTCCGCCGAGGTGCTGGCGGATGTGGTGCAGAGGTTCTCCGGACTCCCACTCAAGGACGCCCAGCCGGTCTGGCAGCAGGCCGCATGGCTGCTCTCTGACGGAGAGGTGCTGAGCGTTACCATCGGCTCCCGGTACGCGGTCGGGCAACAGGTCTTCCCTCTCGCGCTCCAGCCGTTCGAGATGGTCCTGCCAGCGGCACAGTTCAACGACGCGCTCGGGGACCTGGAAGGTGGGGCAGGGCTCTACCAGGACAGCGGATCGCTGGGCATCATCACCCCGACCCGGGCGGTCAGCCTCCGCCAGTTCGAGGCCCGGTTCCCGGAGAAGATGAACGACGTGATCCACCGCAGCCCGTACAACTCGACCGTCACCGTGGACCGTGACAGCCTGTCGGCCGCCCTGAAGTTGACCAGCGGCGCGAGCGACCGGGTGCAAGTCGCGGTTGACAGCGCCGAGATGACCCTCACGTCCTACAAGCCGGAGAAGGGCGAGGCCAAGTCCGAGATCACCGACGTGATCCCGTGCGAGTGCGACGAGCCCGGTTCGTTCATCACCGCGCACCGCTACCTGCAGCCCATCCTCACCGCCATGACCGGCAGCGAGGTCCGGATTCGGTTCGGCACCGGGGCATCCGCCCGAGGTGCCACCGCAACAGACGGGCGAAGCCACTTCGCCTTCATGCCCACGAGAGGACTCTGACCATGACCCAGCCCATCAGCGACTCGCTCGCCTACCTCCGGAAGGCGGAGAGCACAACTTTCCGTGGGTACCGTGCGCTGGAGATCGTCCGCGCCTGGCACAACGACACGCACCAGGGCGGGTTCGAGACCTGCGACCAGCAGCCGTGCCACGCGATCAACCGGCCCCCAGCCTGACGGGGGGCTATCCATAGGTATAGAGTGAGGAACGGGTCGAAGATTCACGCTCCGACCCGTTCGATCCACAGGCTCACTCCCTCGAAAAGGAGCCAACGTGAACACCCCCAACGTTACCAGAGCGCGTCCTTTGACCGGACCCGACGACCCTCGCCACGGGACCGACAAGTGCTACACCTACTGGCGCTGCCGCTGCGACCGGTGCAAGGCCGCGCATGCCATCGCAGCTCGGGGCTGGCGCGGCGCGGCTCCTGCGGCTCGGTGCCCAAACTGCGACTCTCAGGCCGCTGGCCAGCCTGTCGTCAAGGTGGAGCACGGCGTCAACCACGCCTTCTACCTATGCCCCCTCGGGCATGCGTGGGAGACGCGTTGGATGGTCACGCAGCCGTGACCTGGTTCAAGGTGGACGACGGATTGCCCGCGAGTCGCAAGGTTCTGTCCATTCCGCGAGCCAAGCGATGCCAGGCGATGGGCCTGTGGGCGCTCGCGGGTGCCTGGTGCTCGGGAGAGCTGACGGACGGTCGTCTACCCGGGTACATGGTGGCGGAACTGGGCGGCACGAAGGCGTTGGCTCGGGTGCTGATCGAGGCCGGTTTGTGGGTCGAAAGTGGCTCTGACTACGTGTTTCACGACTGGGACGAATACCAACCGACCAGCGAGGATGTGAAGCTGAAACGCAAGAAGAACGCCGAACGACTCGCTCTGTGGCGTGAGAAGAACAAGGCCGGTAACGCTGTTGGTAACGCTGTTACAGACGACGTTAGCAACGATGGTGAAACGCAACCCCCGACCCGACCCGACCCGACCCGACCCGACCCTCTTGTTAAAGAAGAGAGGGAGCCGCGCAAGCGCGGCCAACGCCTCCCCGATGGGTGGCTACCCACTGCCGACGTCCGGGCCGCGATGGCTGAGCAGTTTCCGCAGGTCAACCTGCGGCTGGCGCACGACAAGTTCATGGACCACTGGCGGAACCAGCCCGGCGCGAAAGGACTTAAGCTTGACTGGAACCTGACCTGGCGGAACTGGATCAGGTCAGAGGCTGAGCGCACCCCGTCCAGTCGGATCAATGGCCACGCCCCCCCGCCCCCCGCCTACGAGGAAGCGCCGATGCGGGAGCCGACATGGTGACCGACGAGTACGAGAAGGCCCTCCTCGGCGCGGTACTCGCCGGGTACCGCGACCTGCCCCCGCTCACTCGACAGATCAGCGAGCCGGACTTCTACCGACCGGAGCACGGCGCCATATGGGATGCGATGGTCAAGACCCACGGTGCCGGCCAACCCGTCAACCCGTTGACCGTCCTGGACGTGATGGGCTCGGCCGCCCACCGCCTGCCGGGCGGAGCGACATACCTTCACGACCTCGCATCATCGGTGATGGTCATCCCGGTGCAGGCGCCGTTCTACGCCGAGAAGGTCCGGCAGTCCTCGGTGAAGCGCCAGGTGGGCGGGCTGGGCACCAAACTCCGGCAGTTGGAGGCCGACGACGACGTCCAGGCCGACGAGATGCTCTCGCTAGTCCGGTCCTGGTTCGACGGGATGGACCGGGGTGGTCGCACTGGCGTGGTGGCGGCGGCGGATGCGGTGGAGCAGGTGTTCTCGGTGCTTGAGCATGGTGAGCCGAACGCGATCCCGTCCCCCTGGCCGTCACTGAACGAGTTGATCAACGGCTGGTATCCCGGCCAGCTCATCGTCGTCGCGGCACTGACGGGGGTGGGAAAGTCGATCATGCTGGAGAACGTGGCCACGGATGCGGCGCGGAGCGGTCGGCGGGTGTTGTTCTGCTCACTGGAGATGTCGGCGAAGGAGATCACCCAGCGGACGATGGCGCACACTGCGCGGGTGCCGTTGACGAAGATCCGCCAGGGACGATGGGCGACCGACGACCCGGACCACCACGCGATGGAACGGGCCTCAGCGACGGTGATCGGTACCCCCATTGCGTTCGCGGACGACTCCCGCCAGACCGTCGCTGACGTCCGATCAAGGGCGTGGGAAGCCAAGCAGCAGGCCGCGCGGGCAGGGGGGGAACTGGGCATGGTGGTGGTGGACTACCTGCAGTTGTTGACCGCTCGTGACCACTCCCTGCCCCGGCACCAGCAAGTCGGGGAGATGTGCCGGGGACTCAAGGCTCTCGCCAGGGAACTACAGGTGCCGGTAATCGCGGCAGCGCAGATGTCCCGTGCTTCGGCGTCCCGCGCGAACTCGCTGCCGATTCTCGCGGACCTCCGTGAGTCCGGCGACATCGAGCACACCGCCGACGTGGTGATGTTTCTCCACGAAGAGATGGTGGACGACAACGGGCGGATGATCGCCACGGGAGACGTGGATGTGATCGTGGCGAAGCAGCGGGCCGGGTCGAAAGGCATCAGGACGTTGGCGAAGCACGGCCACTTTTCCCGGTTCGCGGAGCGCGACCAGTGAGCCCCAACATGGTTCGCGCTGCCGACCGTGGCGCCAGGGCCGCGCGGATGTACGCCGAGATGCACACCTTTCAGCAGATCGCGGACGCGCTCGGGTACGCGTCGAGGTCTGGTGTTCAGAAGGCGATCTGGCAGCATGCGCGGCGTACACGAGAGAACATGCCGGAACCTGAGGTCGCACGGTTTGTCGAGGTTGAGCATCTGGACTACCTGCGCTCCGAGCTCGCCTTGCAGGTTCAGGAGGGCGACCAGGGTGCCATTGCTCAGGCGTTGAAGATCAGCGAGCGGAAGGCGAAGCTGCTGGGCCTGGACCTGAACGAGTCCCGGGTGGCGGGTGCGTTGGAGGCTGGCGCGGTTGCGTCGCTCATGGCAGCGTCGAACCTGCAGGCGATCATCATCGCGGCGATGGGTGAGGTGGGGATGCCGCTGGAGCAGCAGGACCGGTTGGTCGAGGCGATCAACGCGCGACTGACGGACCAGCCGGAGGACGAGGAAGACCTGGAGCCGGAGATGCCGGCCGAACTGGTGATCATCGAGGGAGAGGTGGAACGAGATGAGCGGATCGAGTTCTGAGGAACGGAAGTTGGACCCGGCTGTCGTCATGGTGGCGCATGCGCCAGACGCGGATGGCTGTTGCGTTGAGTGCTCGGTGGAGTGCGGGTCGTGCTGCTCTGGCGTGAAGGCGGTCGCTTGGCCGTGCATGCCTCATCAGACGGCACAGGCGTGGACCGACGAGTACCTGGCCCACACCGCCGCGCTGGAGCGGAACAATGCGCTGCTCACGGCGTACGCGAACCTGGAGCAGCAGTACCTAGCCGTGTCCGACGCGCATGCCTCCCTGGTGGACCAGTTGTCCGCGCTAGCGGCAGGGGCGATCCGGTGAGCGTCGTCATGTGCGGTGGCGCTGTCCGGATTGAGAGGCGCACGGCTGATTGCCCGGTCTGTCACATCACCAACTCGGAGTTGGTGATGTCGGTTTCCTCATCGCCTTACTGGGCTCCGATCACAACTTGCACCAACTGCGGAGACTCCTGGGGGGATGGCGAACTACTGAGTAGGCCGTTCGTGCGCGGCTGGCGTCAGAAGTCCATCGACCGAGCGGTTGCCCGCTGGGAGATGGGCTGCCCCTGCCCCGTCCGGTGGGCTGAGGGCATGTGTCTCATCCCCTGCGAGCACCAGAGGGCCGAGCAATGAGGCAGACCGCCACCGTCACGCTGCACACCTCGCAGATGCTCAACGCGAACCATCGGCTGCACTGGCGCGAGGTGGCCAACCGGAAGGCCGTGCTGCGGGAGTTCGGCCGACTGTCGCTCGGCCGGGAGCTCACTCCGGTGACCGAGAAGGTTCGGATTACCGCTGAGTTCAAGTTCCCCACCGCTCGGACGCGGGACCGGGCCAACCTGCATCCCACCGTGAAGCACCTGGTCGACGGGATCGTGAAGGCCGGCATCCTGGTGGACGACTCGGACGAGTGGATTGACGGGCCGGACATCGTGATCAGCGACGAGAAGAGCGGGCGGCCGGGCTACGTGGTGGTGACGGTGGCGCTGGAGGACGAGCGTGGCGGGCGTCGTGCCCGGCTGGCGGCGGCGGAGGCTCAGATCATGCGGGAGCGTGAGGAGGCCGCGCGGGCTAAGGCGTTGGCCCGTGCTGGGGCGGACGCGAGACGGAAGCGGTGACTGTCAGACAGTCGGGCTGAATCAGAGTCCCCGTCTGACAAATGACAGACAGTGCGCTAGGCTCTGAGTATGAGCGAAACTGAAGAGCTAGAGCGGGCCAGCTACTACCGCGTCTACGCCGGGAAAAGCGCCAAGACGGCACACCTGATTCCTCAGCGAGCCGTCAACGACCAGACCGGTCGCAGCATTCATTCGTCTCTGTGCGGGCGAGCGTGGCCCTGGTCGTCCCGCACCGGATGGCTGGGGCTGGAAAGCATCAACAACATCGACCACGCCAAGGCGCTGCCGCTATGCCGGATTTGCGAGAGGAAGTCTGATCGTGGCTAAGGACGTACGCCTGTCAGTGCGGGTCGCGCAGAGCGGGGCCGACGCGATCCAGCGAGTGGTGGACGAGGTGCCGGGGACGGACGTGTCGAAGGTGACCCGCGAGTTCCTGATGGTGGCGGTGACCACCCCGGCCGTACGTCAGGCCGTGGTCAGGCAGCTCAAGCAGCGACAGGGGATCGAGTGATGCGCCGCACCGCGACCGCCCTCGTGGCTGCCGCCCTGACCTTCGGGTCGCTGTCCGCAACCGCCCCCGAGGTGCAGGCCGTCTCCTACACCCGGTTCACGGACTGCCACTTCTCGAAGGCTCGCTGGTGGGGCCACCGGATGGACTTCAACCGTCAGCGTCCCGGCGGCTGGTGTGACGTGGTGTTGTCGAAGCGGCTCGCCAGCGTGTGGGGTGTTTCCCGGTCCCCGGTGATCGAGCGCCGCTACTGGGGGCTGGGATGAACCGGCAGCAGATGGTCGAGAAGGCGGCGAGGGCTGAGCATCAGCACGGCCTCGACGTCGGCTCCGAGCACGCCGCATGGGACGGCCTGCGCGAAGTGGTCCGTGAGCAGTACCGGGGCAACGCCCGCGCCATCCTCGACGCGGTCCTGCCGCAGCTGTCCACGGTGGCCGAACTGGAGACGCTGCCGCAAGCAGCCGTGCTGATCGGCAAAGACGGCATGGCTATCACCGTCGGGCTGGGAGGCAAGGACATGGAGACCGTCCGCTGCTACCGGTACGCCAACGGGCGCCGCGAGTACTCAGCGCGGCGCGTCATGCACGAGTACTCAGCACTGACGGTGGTGTGGCAGCCGTGATCGGCGCGCCTGAGGTCAAGCTATTCTTCCTCCTGGTGGTCGCCCTTGTGGTCGCCGGGCTGATCCTTGCCGCAATCCTGAGGCGGAAGCCGTGAGCTCCCGCGCATGGTTCTTCGGTCTGCTGTTCGGCG